GTTGAAATACCACCATCATGTCTTACGGTAATAGGAATCTTAGACTTCTCACGCACATGACGTGATTTCTCTACGTTGATAATAAAGTTATAACCAATCAACTCAGTACCTTCTTTTTCTTGCTGACGACCTAAGATGAAGATATTATCAGCAGAGTAGTAAGAACCAGTACCGCCACCAACAACATCTTTAGAATATAACTCCAATGTCTTGTATGTGTGATTAACAACAACCATTGGGATATCCTTTAGAGTTAGATGCGGTGTTACCATACGGAACAAACTCTTCATCTGTTTAGCACGACTCATATCTGCAGCAGACTTACCTTCCATTGCATCCTCTACTTCTTTCTTAGAAGCTAAGTTACCGATAGAATCAATAACAATGATCACATGCTCTTCACGTTCGATGCCGTGTAGCTGTTTCATAATGTCAAACTTTAATTGCTCTACGTCAGTAATAGGAGTGTGAACAACACGACCTAAGTCAATGCCAAACGATTCGAAGTATGATTGTGGTGTGCCAAACTCTGAGTCATAAAACAACATAACAGCATCTGGATACTTGTCCAAATAAGAACGAGCCATCAATAAGCTGAATGCAGTTTTGAAATGTTTAGATGGACCTGCCCACATAGTTAAACCAGGAGTCAACCCGCCATCGAGTCGACCACTCAAAGCAACGTTAATAGCTGGAATAGCTGTCGGAATCATATCCTTTTTCTGAAAGAACTTAGAATCAGAAAGAATTTCAGTATCACTGATTGTACTATTCTTACGTAGTTTATTAATCAAGCTCATTTTATTTCCTTTTCAAATTGGGTAGTGCCTAATATCCTTGTTAGTTTGACTAAGAAAACGCTCTCTTGCCAAACAAGTAATCTTATAATCACATAGGCAGCCATTGAGGCTACCGTAGAAAAGATCATTGATATAGTTGCTGCTGCTAATAATAAAATAGCAGCAACAATAACAACAATCATAGTAAAGGGGAGAAATACAATTTTCATAGTGTAGTTTTATTTCATATTAACGATAGAGTCTTTCTTAATCTCTACTATACCATCTTTCTTTTTCTGAATCAACCCTCTTGCACGTTTATACCATTGAGGGGACCATGATTCTTTTTCTTTAGGAAAGGAGGTATCGGATGGCATGTGGTTCAGTTCCTCTTCTTCTGTTTCGAAAGGAGTATCTTTAGCATCACATCTTGGGTTAGGACAGAAGTGTCCTATTCCATCAGCATACACAACCGCTGTGTTGCATTTTACACAATTGCCATAATCTCGACTTCCCTTAGCGTGTAGGAAATCAAACCAATCATCAACAATGCCGTCACCGTCTTGATCTTTGTTCGGTTGTACTGGTTCAATAATTTCCTTTTTGGATTGGGCGATGGAGTGATTAGCTGCCAACAATAACATAATCGCAAGAGGATCAAACACAAACACTAAAATTAAAATAACAGCTCTTACAGCTTTTCCAATAACTCCCTCAGTTGAATCTCCGTAGACCAAGTCGGCAATGTATTTGATTGGTCCAACTTCTGCTTCAATTTTGAGGTTTTCTTTTCTGAGAGGAAGAGCTTTTGTATTGAGATCCTTAATAGCATTAGACGCAGAAGCAATCTCAGTACCCAACGCTTTACGTTCCCTTGCCTGGCCACCACGTAGCTTGACAGCGGATTCTGTATCAGACTGATCAACCAATCGATCGAGAGCAGTAAGAGATTTCTGAGCATTTTCTAGCCTTCTTTGTTCTGATTGTATTTGTTGATCTAATAATTTTAACTCAATGCTCGTGTCACCACTCACAAGTGTTTGGTCGAGGTGAGCCTTAGACAAAAAGCCAAAAATCCCCATGCTAGTAATAAACATGAGGACTACAACAGCTAGAGTTAAATAATATTTAATGAATCTTGGGGAATTGTTCCAATTCCTATACAACCATGATGCTGCCACTACCTTACCAGCTTCAAGCGTTGATGCCATAATAATAACTGGTATCATGGCTGCTGAGAAAATAACTGCAAGACCAACAATACTATAATACGCTGCCACAAAAGACAACATCAACGCTACCGCTAATGCAAGGTAATTAACTATCATCGTTTACTACGTCCTGTACTTTTTTAATGAATGCATCCATCTTCTCTTTACGATCAGGCCAATAGATGTAGTCTTTACCTTCATCCTTCGCTAGATTCTTTAGAAGTGGCATAATCATATTATAGAGCGTGCCTAACTTTTCTTGATAGGATTGATACACTCGTTTAATCTGCTGTTCCTGATTGGCAACAGTAGCTTCCAACTCTCGCTCAATGCTTTTCAACTCTTCTTCACTAACAGCTGAAAACCCAAAGTCAAAATCGCCAAGATCCTTGATTGTCATATTATAAACCTTCGTAGATTGCTGAATTGCCAGCATGCTCAAACACTTCAGCACTCTTTAGCTTAACACCTGATCCTACATTATAACGTGCTTGGAAGACGCGACCATCTGGATGTGTCCATCCCTTACCTTCTTGATACGCTGTTAATATTTCATTCATTGCTGTATAAGCTAGCTTTGAAAACAATTCACAACCAACACCATCCACTACGCGTAGATCACATAATGCGCCACGCTCATTAGGTATCTTACTTAAATGATTTTCACTCTCTACATCAACAATTTCATTCATGTGTTCAAAAAAGTCTAGCATAGGATCATCCTTAGCTACAACCAACGTATGATCAAACATATAGTCAGCCCATTCCTTAAATGCCTTCAGTCCTCCAAAGTCCATAACCCAGTTACGGTCATCTAAAGTTTCTGATTCGAAAATAAGTTTAATGCCAATTGAGTATCCGTGTAGCAAACTACAGTGACTATGTCTGCTACGCCATTGGCGGAAGCAGCATGATAATCCACGATCGGTACCATATGTTTTTGTTGAAAGATATTTTGCCATTTGTTTCTCCTATGTTGTACTATATCATAGGCTTGCAGAATTTATAAAGCGGGATGAATGCCACGAGGCCGCTTTAGAAGAACGCATCTAACGTGACACGTTTTTCTGTGTGCCATCCAAGCACATCCAATATTGTTTGGAGTGGATCGATGAATGACTTTGTGAATTGAGTATCATAATCAATATACTCAATTAAGTCAAGCTCTTTGGGTAGTGAGCCTGATGTTGCAATGATGTTACTCATAGCGGGGTTAGGTAACTTGAGATGACAAAATTTAATCTTCTCACCTTCACCTATAGCTTCATATTTAGTAGTCAGCCCATGCTGCTTTAGCATGTTGTTGTAAATCAAAGCACCACGAACATGGATTGGTGTAGACTTGCGGAATATAGTAACTGGGTCATAGTATTCCGTCAAGCCACGTACTGTACGTGGGAAAGCAATATCTTGAAATGGTAATGCTTTGAACTCTTCTCTGAAGTTGGCAATAAAATCTACTAAGTCTTCTTCTGTAGAAGTCATAATCAACTTGAGGGCCTTCTTAATGTTGTCTCTGCAAGCCGAAGGTGTTGAAGAACGAACAGCTTCAATACCAGACAACTTTAACTTTGGTTCTGAGTACTGCACACCTTCGTTGTTGTAAACGTTGAGGATGTATCGTTTCTTAGCAGTCCAAATACCCTTATCAGCAATTGCTTCACGCTTCATTTTCATCTTCTGATCATAAGCGTTCACGTATGTTGCTAATTCTTCATACGACTTATCAATAAACGGTTCAAATACTTTCTCACAAACAGTATCCAAATACTTAACAGTTTGTTCAGTAGTCTTACCTTCACAAGTCTGCTTTACGAACTCGCCTAGATCAAGGTACATGGAGTCTGTATCGCAAGCAATAACATAGTCAACGTCAGTCGTCTTCAATACTTTATTCAAGTATGCGTTCATCTTACGTTCCATCCAGCGGATAGAAAGCTGACCAGACTTAGTAATAGATTCTGCTAGGTCTCTATCGAACCAGCGGAAGTAGATGTTTGACAAAGCGCCATAAGCGGAGTTGAGTTGGATCTTTTTAGCAAGTTGCATGTTGTGGCATCTTGCGATCTCTTTCTCATTTTCGTATGACTTGTCTGTTTCGTAGCGTTGCTTAGCAGCCAACATTTGCTTTTTAAACTTAACACGGTCATTATACATCTTCTCCATAAGAGTTGGTAGGAAACCTTGAAAGTCACGATCAAACACACAACCAGAGGCAGCGATTGTTTGATTACGTGCTACTAAATCATTCTGAATCATATGGTTGGGTGCTGTAAGAATACCATCCAACATACCTTCAATACTAATACCTTCGATCTGGCCAGCATATGTTTCTGGTGAGATGTTGTATTGCATAATCAAGTGTGGGTACAAACTATTCAAGTCAAACGACACAACCCAGTTATGCATACCAACTTGCGGATCCTTCACATAAGCTCCAACGATTTGAGAATCCTTAGAACCTTTATCTGTCATAGGTACAACAATACCTTTATTGAGAAGGTAGTTGTGGATAATGATATCCCACATACGCACAGACGTAAAAGCATCACTATAGTTAACGTGGCCGTCATATGCAATCGCATAGATCTGCTCTAAGAACTTTAACTTGTCTTCTAACTTATCAACAAGTTCGACGTCTCGGATGTTATAATTAATGTAGTTGCGGAAGTCGCCTTTGTAGAACTCATCTAACGTCTCAAAGCCAAGTTCTGTATAATCTAACTTACGCTCGCCCAATTCGATAAAGGCGATATGATCTAGTTTGAATGACTCTTGTTGAGCGAAAGAAAACTTCTTATATGCTTGCATGTAGTCAATAATATTAACACCGACTGGAGTAAAAATTGTATACTCTCTACCCATAATCTCAATCGTGCGTTGATCAAGAAGACTCCATGGCGACAAACGCTTCGCAGATGCATCGCCCATGGTTCTTCTAATGCGATTAACGAGATATGGAATATCGAAGAACTCAATATTCCAACCAGTGATTACATCTGCGTCGAGTGCTTTCCAGGCTTGCAAGAACTTATCAAGTAAGTCATGTTCATCCTTACATAGCAAGTAGTTAACATCTTCGCTCTCTGGTGTATATTCTTTAAGACCAAACACATATGACTTACCTCTCTTGCGCAGAGTGATAGCAGTAACCATTCTATCTGCTTGTGCAATGTCTGGGAAACCACCTTCAGAGTCAACCTCGATATCCAGAGATACTAAACTAATTAACTTAGGGTCGTAGTCGATGTCGCCTGGATAATTATCATTGATGTAGGTATAGACAAAACTATCCATACCATACAGTGGCTTACCAGGAATACCCTTAAACTGTTTAACATGCTCGCGCGCTTCATACACGCTGTCAAACACTTGCTTATAGACAGGTTCACCCTTTAATGTTCTAAAGGGTGTTTCGACTCCACGTTCACGATACACGCGATTAGGTTCAAAGATGTATGGTTGGTAACGTACTTCTCGCTGAAACCGTTTACCGTTTTCATACCCTCTTACAAGAATGTTTGCTTTGTGGAGATGTACATTAGTATAGAAATTCAATTATTTTAATCCGCAGTTTAGATCGTAGCAAGTATGGTTGCCGAGTTGTTCCGACGTTAGACCGCATACTTTACATCTTTCATTCGGAAAAGACAACTCTGCTCCACCAATTGTACCAGGCATTGGCATCGTGTATGTGTATTCCTCACTGATGCAAACATCTTGGGGCATTGGTTCTTCTTTACAATCCTCATCAGAACAAAAATCCAACTCACCTCTAAAGTGATATCCTGATCCGCGGAGGAATTGTTCGAACCCCTGAAGTACTTCAGGGAGGTAGCTTGCATCAAACTCTAAAGTGTTAATCATATCCTCACCACCATCGCCGTTTATGCATGTGAATTTGAACTTACTCATCTTTTTAGATCTTTCTCAAATGTAATGAATGCTTCTTGTTTGGCTTGATCGTCCCAAGTCTTACAGTAGTGATTATCTAAATCACAAAGTGCAATTGCTTCTTCCAATGTGATTGGTCGATGTGACACAATAGTTTCTCCAAGATGTTCTTGTGAGAATTCTTTTGCTTGATCAGATACTACAGTATCAAGAGCCCAATCTTCCTTCCCTTCAGGCACTTCTACAACATAGCGATGTCTGAACATCTGTACTGTCTCAACTAAAACAAATTTATTTCGGGCCATTACCAATCTCCATTATCTAACCAAACTCTCACCGTAATACCTAGGAAGCCAAAGGCCCACATATAATCATGGACCATCGGCCACTCCTTATTCCGCTCACGTCTGAACCATGGTAGCACTTTCCAATACAATGGATTTAAACTCAGTATAATCGATGCTCCAGAATAACGAATCCATTTTATCATACTTGTACCACCTGTGGTAAGAAACGATCTGCGATACTCTCATGTCCACTATATCCTCGTGGATTACATACTACACGAGTTGTACCAACCATATAATCAAATCGGTCGTGTGTATGGCCGTGAGTCCATAATTTAATTTGAGGGTGGTCTAAGATCAAATCGCTCAAGTCGCTATGATAACCACCATTCATTACTTTATCATCAGCATACCGAGGATGGCAACTAGCATATGTTGGTGTGTGGTGAGTACATACAACTACCTTTTCTTTACCAGCAACAGTATCTTTGAGGAATGAAATAAACTTCTTATGTTCTTCTACTGCATCTTCTGGTGAGAATGTGCTAGGCTCTTCTTTAACCTTTTCACTTTCTTTGATGTAGTATCCATTGGAATCTAGAAGATACTGACCAGAGCCATCTGGATTCTTAGCATACAGAGGAACACGTCGTTGCAACATTTTATTACTATTCTTCACACCGCTAAAATCATTCATACGACGACGGATGAAAAATAATGTATCTGGATCTTCTTTATTCATATCAGTCCACATCGTTCCACCTACAAATGTCACTCCATCAAGCTCGATGGCTTCATTATCTAAAAAGTGAATGTTATCATACTTACATGTAGTAGCATGAATTGTGATTGGTGTGTATTTGAAGTCGCCATGATAGTGTTCATGGTTGCCCATGATGT